CAATAAACCCATCTGGTTTAACTTTTGGAAATGATGGGTTTTGGATGGAGTATAAAGATTCAAGTAATTTAGGACTTGATAGTTCAGGAAATGGAAATAATTTTACTGTGAACAATTTGACATCTATTGACCAGACTACTGATACTTGTACAAATAATTATTCAACTTATAACTCTCTCCAACCTGCTAGTACAAGTGGAAGCAATACTTTTAAAAATGGAAATTGCACAGTAACTACTCCTACATCTGGAGGCCATGCACCTGTAAGTACATTTCGTATTCCAAAAACAGGTAAATGGTATTGGGAAGTAAGGATTGACACCACAAGTGGAAACATAAGTGACAATTTAAGAATTGGTATGCAAGTATTTGATAGTAATAATTTAACTAATCCTACATTAGGAGACATAAGATATATTAGCAACGCTACTAAAAACGTTGATGGATCTAACAGCTCTTATGGCGCAAGTTATGGGTCTAATAATGACATTATTAGTGTTGCTGTAGATTCAGATAATAATACAGTAGAGTTTTTTAAAAATGGCTCATCACAAGGTTCAATATCTTATACTCAAAATGATTTAGATTATTTTGCTGTAACTTCTGAAGCCAGTAGTAGTGTAACAGCAACATATAGTATTAATTTTGGAAACCCACCATTTTCTATTTCATCAGGTAATTCAGATTCAGAAGGTTACGGTAATTTTGAATATGCAGTGCCTTCTGGATTTTTTGCATTAAACACTAAAAACTTAGCGGAGTATGGATAATGGCTTACACAACAATAAATAAATCTCAAGATCATTTTAACGTAGTTATTTATACAGGAGATGGTACTTCATCAAGAAATATAACAGGAGTTGGATTTAAACCTGATTGGGTATGGTTAAAACAAAGAAACACTACTAGAAATCACGCTTTAACAGATAGTGTAAGAGGTGTTAATAAACAATTATATACAAATTTAAATTCTACTGAATCTACAGATTCTGGAACAGTTACTGGTTTTATTTCAGATGGATTTACAGTTGGGTCTGACAATCAAGCAAATCAAAATTCAGGAACATTTGTAAGTTGGAATTGGTTAGCTGCTAATGGAACTGCATCAGACACAAATGGAAGCATAACCTCAACTGTTAGTGCTAATACTACAAGTGGATTTAGTATTGTGTCTTTTACTGGTACAGGTGCAGTAGCAACAATTGGACATGGATTAGGTGTAGCACCTAAAATGATTATTATTAAAAGAAGGTCAGGTGGTACTGAAGCTTGGCCAGTTGATTGTAGGCAATTAGGTGGGACATTGTATTTAAATGAAACAGGCACATTACAATCTTATGGTGATACATCACCCATTCCTAGTACAGCACCAACATCTAATGTATTTTCAGTTGGTTCTGCACCTAATGGTAATGCAAGTGGTTCAACTATGATTGCATATTGTTTCGCAGATAAAAAAGGATTTAGTCAGTTTGGAAGCTACACAGGAAATGGAAGTACAAATGGAACATTTGTTTACACAGGATTTAAACCTGCTTGGGTTATGGCAAAAAAAACAAATGGTAGCGGCTCTTGGAGAATGTGGGATAATAAAAGAGAAGGATACAATGGAGATAATGCTTTTGTTTATGCAAATTTAAGCAATGCAGAAGAATCTGATGGAACTTTAGTTGATTTTTGTTCACAAGGTTTTAAATGGAGAGGTAGCAGTCAAGATATGAATGGTAGTGGTGGATCATACATCTACATGGCATTTGCAGAAAATCCATTTGTAACATCAACAGGAATCCCAGCAACAGCGAGATAACAAATCTTGCTATAACACATAATCTGGTATATTTTAAAGTATGCTACAAAAACTTAATTTTAAACCTGGATTCAATAAAATGGTCACAGACTCAGGTGGTGAATCACAATGGGTCGATGGAGATTTTGTTAGATTTAGGTATGGGTTGCCTGAAAAAATAGGTGGTTGGAATCAACTTACTAGTTCAAATAATACATTACCTGGTGCAGCAAGAGCACAACATGCATTTACATCTATTAAAGGAGAAAAGTATGTAGCCATTGGAACTTCACAAGGTTTATTTTTATATTCTAACAATAGGTTTTATGATATTAGTCCTTTAGATAACGATGTAATTACAGGCTGCACTTTCGATGCTACTTCTGGATCCGCTACAGTAACGGTTAATAAAACATCTCACGGTTTATTGGATGGAAGATATATAACATTTTCATCTGTTACTGTTCCAACAGGTTCTGGTTATGCAATAGCAGATTTTACAGATAATACTTTTGAAGTTTTAAATAAAACATCGAATACTTTTCAAATAACTATGCCCTCTAATTCAGGAGGTTCTACATCAGGCACTGGTTCAGCACAAGTGAACCCATATGAAGTGGTAGGTCCAACGTTTCAAACAGGTGGTTTTGGTTGGAGTACCTCTACATGGAACACCAGCACTTGGAATACACCTAGATCAACTACTAATGTAGTTTTAGATCCAGGTTTATGGTCATTAGATAATTTTGGTCAAATATTAGTTGCAACAATTCATAATGGTAGAACATTTACATGGAATGCAGGAGCAGCTAATCCGACTAGTAACAGAGCTACAGTTATGTCCGGAGCACCAACTAAAACAAGATTAACTCAAGTTTCTGATAGAGATAGACATGTATTTCATTTTGGAACTGAAACAACGATTGGTGATACATTAACTCAAGATCCTATGTTTATAAGATTTAGTAACCAAGAAGATTTTACTACTTATCAACCTACTGCAACAAATACTGCCGGTACTTTTAGACTTGATAAGGGTAATGAAATTATAGGAGCTGTATCTGGTAAAGACTATACATTAGTTTTAACAGATACGTCTGCATATGTAATTCAATTTGTTGGAGCACCATTTACATTTTCTGTTAGGCAAGTTGGCACTAACTGCGGTTTAATAGGACAAAATGCTTTAAGTTATTCTGATGGTAAAGTATTCTGGATGTCGGGTGAAGGTGGGTTTTTTGTTTTTGATGGTACAGTAAAAGCTATTCCGTGTTTAGTTGAAGATTTTGTATTCACAACTACTGGTGATAATCTAGGAATTAACTATACTTCAAATCAATTAGTTTATGCAGAACATAATTCTTTGTATACAGAAATTAATTGGTTTTATCCTAAAGCAGGATCATCTCAAATAGATAGATGTGTTACATATAATTATTTAGAAAATTTATGGACAACCAGTTCTCTTGCACGAACCAGTTATTTAGATCAAGGTGTTTTTGAACTACCGTTTGCAACTGAATATAGTTTAACGGCTCTTCCTAATTTTGATATACAAGGAATTACAAATACTTTTGGAGCATCTACATACTATGAACATGAAAAAGGAACTGACCAAATAAATAGTTCAGGCACTACGTCTATTGATGCTTTTATTCAATCAGGTGATTTTGATATTACTGCATCTATGAATATGTCTGGACAAACTACAAAAATTCCTAATTATAGAGGAGACGGTGAATTTTTTATGTCAGTTAAAAGATTTATACCTGACTTTCAAGTTCTTACAGGTAACTCAAAGATTACTTTATTAGTAAATAATTATCCTAATAATACAGCTGCAAGCTCACCTCTTGGGCCCTTTACGGTATCATCTTCTACTGACAAAATAGACACAAGAGCAAGGGGTCGATTAGTTTCTCTTAAAATAGAAAATGATGCTGTAGGTGAAACATGGCGTTACGGCACATTTAGACTTGATGCTAGACCAGATGGACGTAGATAATGGCTAAAATAAATAACTATATACCAGAACCTAAACAAGAATATGATGTAGAAAATCAAAGACAAATATTAGAGTCTTTAGCTACTTTACAAAATCAACTTAATTTTTCTTTTCAAAATGACTTGAAAGAAGAACAAGATATATTTAATTATTTCATGGCATGACAATACAATATAAAAACCAAGGCTTTAAACAATCTGATACAAGCAAGGCTACAGTCCTTACTTGTCCTACTGATGGAGCAATTATAGTTAAAAGTATTTATTGTGCAAACAACGATGCGTCCTCAGCTATTGTAGTAAACATGAATTTTGTTGACTCATCCGATTCAAACACTGAGTATGAATTTTTTCGTGACGATCTAGCAGCTAAGTCACAAGTAAACGCTTCACCTCAAGGCTTGAATTTAGAAGCTGGTGATGCTATAACTGTACAAGCAGCTACAGGCAGTAATAAAATACAGGGTCTGATAAGTTATGCTTTAATAGATAGGTCACAACAAAATGGATAATGATATATTAAAAATTAATTGTACTACTATAGTTACAATTAGAAATTCTAAATCAGGTAAAATTTATAAAGATGAAGCAGAAAAAGATTCTGATATAAATAACCCTAATACAGAAACGAAAGCAGAAGATGTGGTGCAGGATCTAACAGTTCAGGTATCACCGAAAGGGTTAAATTTATTACAGAAAGCAATGGATGACAATAAAAAATCAAACACCTAAAGGTGGAACTGAGTTACAATTTAGTTACTTAGAAAAATACGTTGATAAAAAAATATTAGATCAAGTACAGATAACAACATCTGTGCCTGAAAAAATTCCGTTACACCCAACTAAATTAAATATACTTTGGCAAAAAAATTCATGGGACCAACCTAATATAACTCCTTGGTTTAAAGATAAATCTAACCATCATAAATATGATTGGTATGTATTTAATTCACATTGGACTTTTGAAAAATTTAGAGTGGTGTTTAATTTACCTTTAGAAAAATGCGTTGTTATAAAAAACGGTATAGATAATATACAAAAAGCTGAACCTTATAAAGTTGGTCAACCTATAAAAATCATACATCAAAATACACCTTGGAGAGGTCTTAGTGTGTTGTTGGGTGCTATGCAATTAGTTAAAAATCCTTTAATTAGTTTAGATGTATACTCCTCTACAGAAATATATGGAAAAAATTTTTACGAACAAAATGACCGTGATTATAGGAAATTATATGAACAAGCAGAATCTTTACCTAACGTAAATTACATAGGTTACAGACCTAACGAATATATAAAAGAAAACATACATAAATATAATATGTATGTTTATCCTAGTATCTTTGAAGAAACATCGTGTATATCATTATTAGAATGTATGGCAGGTGGTTTATATTGTATTACAACTAACTATGGAGCATTGTTTGAAACAGGCGCAGAGTTTCCGATGTATATACCTTACGATAATAATTATAAAAGACTGGCTGAAAAATTTGCTGCTAGTATAGATGCTGCAGCAAATACTTTACATAGTACTCAAATACATAATCACTTAGAATCACAATCTCTTTATGTAAATATTTTTTACAATTGGGATAAGATAGCAGATGGTTGGACTAGATTTTTAAAAGGAGCTTTAGATGCAAAAACCAAATGAACCTATATGGTTTAATAAAGATAAAACTGTTGTTGAAAATAAAGACACATATCAAACAATTAAAACAAATACGGTAACAGAAATAAACATAGGAGAACAATCTCCACATAAAATAATGGTCTGTACTCCGTGTCATAGCGATGTTAGTATGCATTACACACAAGCAGTGTTAAAATTTCAACAGGCATGTTGGGCTAAAAAAATACAAGTTAGTTTTACATTATTGAAATCATCTCTTGTTACACAAGGCAGAAATTTATGTGTTGCTGAGATGTTAAATCATGAAGACAACTATACTCATCTGTTGTTTATTGACTCTGATATTGATTTTAATTCTGAAACTATTTTTAAAATGTTAGATTTTGATAAAGATGTTATAGGTGTTCCTTATCCTATGAAAACATTAAATTGGGATAAGATATGGAAAAGAAATACTTCGAAACATAGTGCTGATGATCTAGCAAAATCAGGTTTTACTTTTCCGGTTAAGGTAAATAACCCGGATTCAATTACCGTGGACCAGGGACTTATAGAGTTAACACATGCCCCTACTGGATGTATGTTAATTAAAAGAAATGTCTTTGAAAAAATGATTAAAGAGTACCCTCATTTAGAAATATTTCAGCCCACTATTATCAACGGGGATGAGGTTAAAAAAGAGAATATGTATAATTTATTTGATACGTTGCATGATCCCGTTACTAAACGTTATTTTGGAGAAGACTTCGGGTTTTGTCAAAGATGGGTTGATATAGGTGGTAAAGTATATGCTTATATTAACGATTACATAACCCATGTAGGCGAATATTCTTATTGTGGTCGTTTTAAAGATGATCTAGAATAGACTAAATTACCTGTCAAAAAAGTTGACGAAAATATAAAAATCAAATAATATATAATATTTCAAGGTAATATACCTTGTTAACAATATAAGAGTATTTAAATTATGGCACCATCATTCTATAGTTCAGGAGATCAAGCAATTTATGACCAAGGCTTTAGTTTTATACCTAGAGATATATATAGATTTGGTGACCCTAATCTAGGTACATCTACTACAGCTACCCCTACTGGTATAAACACATTATTACCTCAAAATATTAATATAGGTGGTGGAGGTGGTGGCGGTTTTGATCCTTACAACACAAACATGAGTAATATCAGACAGGACTACAATGCATTTCCAAGTAGACAGGCTGGTGAGATTTATTCTAAAACATTTAATCCACAATCTACTACGGATTTAAATCTTATAAAAGCTCAAAACTTATATAATTTATCTTCCAATGCTTTGGCAGGAGGACCTTCAACAATGAAGTTAAATAATATGGGTATGTCAATGAAAGATATGTCTCCTGGACAACTAGAATTTCTTAAAAAAGCTAATGCTGATTTTATAGACGATGCAAGAATGAAATATGCAACCGAAGGACAATACGTTGACCAGTATGATCCTAACTATTCCTCAATGACAGAGGCACAAAAATTTATGGATAACTATCCAGATTATTATGGCGTGCCGTCAGGTGTCCCTGAAACAGGAATAAAAGGTCTTATAAAAGGTTACTTGGAAAATAGTTTATTAGGAAAGGGATTTGGAATGGCAAAAGATTTTTTAGGTAGAGTAATGCCTATTAATGAAAGAGCCATTGCAGAAAATGAAGCAAGAGGTGCAGGTATATTTACAGATGACATAGGTAGAATTGTTACCGATGATTATAATACTGCTGGAGGTATTATGGCAGGATACAATCTTAACGCATTAACAAAAGAAGGTTCGACTGCTCTTACAGATCGAAAAAATACTGTAATGAATACTTTAGAAAATAAATATGGTTTAAATAAATCGGCAGTTGATGCTCTTAGAAAAGATCCTAATTACAAAGGACCAGCTAAAACTTTAATTGATAGACTAGATTTATTTGATGAGTTTGAAGACGAAATAAATACTATAAATACTAAAAAAAGATTAATTACAAAAATGAGAAAAGATAAGAAAGCTGCAGACAAGAAAAAGGAAGAAGACGACGCGGCGGCGGCAGCAGCGGCTAAAAAAGCAGAAATACAAAAAATTCAATCACAACTTAATAATACAGGTGTGACAGGTTCAAATTATAATCAAGCAGCTAATATAGCTGGTGGTGGAGGTGGAGATACTGCTACTTATGGAGGACAAACTGCTCGAGAAGCAACATACGACGGTAATCCAAATACAGGTACTTCTCAAGGTTATTCTCAACACTACATGGATGGTGGCATAGTAGATATGCTGGAGATATATGATTGATTATAGAACAAAAAGGCGATAAAAGGTTAAAACTATGGCAATTTCAAGAATGAATATGGAAAGACAAATGCGTAATATGGGCGGCATTATGGGTCTCGAAGATCAGAGACAAGGATATTTTTTAGGTAAACTAGTTAAGAAAATTGGAAAAGGTGTAAAGAAAGTAGTTAAATCACCGTTAGGTAAAGTTGCATTATTAGCTGCAGCTGGATATGGATTAGGTGGTGCTAAGTTTTTAGGTGGTAAAGGTATATTTGCCGGGGGTCAGGGATTATCTAGATTTTCAAATCTTAAAAATTTATTTGCAAAAGACACTGGTTTATTAAGAGGGCTTGTTAGAGATAAAGAAGGTAAATTTAGTCTAGGTAGAACAGCGCTTTCAGGTTTAGGTGCAGCTTCAATTGCAGCGCCATTTTTTATGGGCGGTGATGAAGAAGAAATTGACGAAGGTGTACCTGTTTCAGGTGTACAGCCAATGGTAGAAGATATTAGAAATCAAGCTAAAAGATATTACATGGATCCAACAAACTCTGGATTATATTTTATGCCTCCTAAAGCTGCTGTAAGAAGTTCTTTCTATGCTGCTGATGGTGGACTAGCTGACATACCAAGAGAAGGATATGATAACGGCGGTGGTGTAATGACCGATGAAGAAAAAGAACAAAAATTAATTGATCTTGCTGATTATTTTATGGAAAGAGGTATGTCTGAACAGGAAGCTTATGAAACAGCAGCTAAACAATTATATGCTTATGGTGGTAGAGTAGGAAAAGCAGACGGTGGGATTATGGACCTAGGAGGTCTAGAAAAAGATTATAGAGAAGGTGGTTTTGTACCACTAGGAGAAAAAGAGAGAGCAGATGATGTACCTGCAAGACTAAGTAAAAACGAATTTGTATTTACAGCAGATGCTGTAAGAGCTGCAGGACAAGGTGACATAGACCAAGGCGCTGAAGTTATGCAGAATATGATGGACAATCTGGAAGCAGGTGGTACTATATCAGAAGAGTCCCAGGGTATGAATCCTGCACAAGAAATGTTTGATCAATCACAAATGTTGGAGAGTAGAATAGCATAATGTCATTACCAGATTATTTACAAGAATCAGCAAAAGATTTTGCTAAACAATTAACAGCAGCAACATCAGTACCTATTAATACTGGTACATTTACTGGCCCACAATTTGTTGCAGGTGAAGATCCCCTACAATCGGCTGCAATTAATTTAGCTACATCGGGTATTGGTGGATATCGACCCTTCTTACAACAAGCACAACAATTTGCAGGAACCGGTGCAGGAACAGGACCCGGATCTATTGCATCATTTATGTCACCATATCAATCTGGTGTTATTGATGAAACATTAAGACAGTACGATCTATCAAGACAATCAGGTATGCAGGACATTAAAGACTCTGCAGTAGCACAAGGTGCATTTGGTGGTGGTAGAACAGGTGCTTTACAGGGACAATATATGGCTGACACCACTGCTAATAGATCAGGGCTCGCGGCTAATTTATTACAACAAGGTTTTCAAGATGCTACACAAAGAAGACAATCAGCTTTACAAAATCAATTTGCATTATCTAATTTCCAAAGATCTGGTTTGGCAGGAGACGTTGCTTCACTAGGTAACCTTGGAGCATTTAGACAAGGATTAAATCAACAACGATTACAAGCACAAGCTGATGCTGCAAGAACCGGAGCTTACGAGCCTTTCGGAAGACTTCAACAATACGGAGGTGGTCTAGGTCAATTAGCTGGATTCGCATCTCCTCCACCAGCACCTATGGGTGGAGCTAGTCCGTTCGCTACAGGTTTAAGTACAGCAGCAGGTATTGCAGGATTGTTTGGTAAATTATATGGCTAAAGATAAAAGATCTACATTTAAAAAAATAAAAGATTTTGGCGGAGGTGTTCCTTATAAACTAGGTTCGGGAGCAATGACTGGAAGTACTATATTTGAATTAGGTAGATATTTAATGGGTCTGAAAAAAGGTGGTCGTGTTGGCTGCGGTGTTGCTAAACGTGGGTTTGGCAAAGCAATGAAGAGGAAGAAATGAAAACTTTAAATAGACCAATGTTTAGATATGGTGGTCCTATTAAAGAAGGGATCATGACTGGTATGCAGCAAAGACCTGGCTATAAAAAAGCAGGTATTGTTTCTGGTATACTTTCTCGGATACCTGGTGGTCAAGGTGTTATAGATTATGGTCGAGGTATTATACCTAGACTAATTAACAAAATTAAACCAACAAGTGTTCCTAAATTTAGACAAGAAAATATGTATGACCTACCTATTGGTATGAGAGGACCAATGTCACAAAGAGCATCTAGAATTCCTTTTATGGAAAGAGCTGGTATGTTTGTTAAACAAAATCCATACCAAGTAGGAGTTGCAACACCTTTTGCACTTAGCACCGGTTCAGCGATAATTCCTCCTGTAGTAGAAGGTGGATTGAGTCTAGGTAAAAAAGCAGCACTGCAGATAGCAGACCTTGCTGTACCTGATTTTATTTTTGATCAAGATAAATATTTAGAAGACAAAAATATGAGTGGAGTAACTACTGAAAGAGATGGATTAAAAATTAGTAGAGATAAAAAATCTAAAGTTGTTAATACACCTGATACAGGTGGAACTGGAGAAGGCACAAAACAAGAAATAAACGAGGATAGAATTCAAGAAACAAAAAATAGATACTACAAATTAATGGGTATAGATAAGATGAATAAAGAATCTGTTTACGATTCTTTAATTGATGCAAGTAAAATCATACAACAAGAAGGTGGTGATCTAAAAGGAGCTATCAAGTCTGGTAGTTTACAATCACAATTAATAGGTGCTATATCTCAAAACTTAGATAAATCTTCTGCTCTTAAAAAACAAATTGATGCTGCGGTTCTTAAAGGTGAAATTGAAAAAGATATTAAAGCAAATGATCCAGCTGCTGCAATAGAGCTTGCATATAAAAAAGCAGCTACTGCAAAAATACAAAAAGATTTAAAAGGTAGTTCTGCAGCTGAAGTACTTGCACAAGCAGAGATACAGGGTAAAAATATAGTAACAAGTAATACACTAAGAAGTATATTAGAGTCTAAAGGCACTAAAGTAGATTTTGCTTTTCCAGATGACAAATATCAAAAATGGTTTAAAAATAACGAAGGTAAAGACGAAGCTAATTACCTACAAGAAAACTACGGCACATTAAAAGATGGTCTATATGTAGTAAACAAAAAAGCTTTTGAAATTACAGACGGTACTATATTTCCGGTAGATCTAGACGAAATTACAGGATAGGAGTAACGCATGGCTTCTGCACTAGAATTAATACGAGCCGAATCAAACGATAACAATAAAATAGGTACAATTGAATCTGTACTAGCTGGTATAGGTTCTGGTCTTCTTGCAATACCAAAAGGTTTCTTTTCATTAGGTGCAACTCTTTTAGATCTAGGTGTAGATGAGGGTCGTGCTGCAAAAGTAGAACAATTTTTTGATGATCTTACAACATTAGATGAAAAAGCAGAAGCAACTGTAGCTGGCCAGATAACAGAAGCGTTAGTCAATATAGGTATACCTGCTACTGCAGGGTTTAGAGTAGGATCTAAAATAGCAGTCGATGCAATGAAAGCTGCAAAAACTGGTAAGTATTTTAAACCTTCAGGAGAAGTAAAAAAATTAGCTGACGATGTTTTAGAATTAAATACTAAAGGTAAAACAAATAGATTTATTGGTGGTGCGTTAGGAGGCGGTGTTGGTGAGGCAGCGTTTGTTGGTGACGTAGAACAAATAGGTACGTTCGGTGATTTAATTGGTGGACCTACAGAAATAGACAGAGAGTCTGATGACCCGTTAACAGATTTATTAAACAGAGTTAAGTTTGGTACAGAAGGTGCGTTGTTTACTGGTATTATTAGCGGCACAGGAAAAGTTATTAAAAGACTAACTGATCGAAATAAAAACATTACAGATTCAAACGATAAAATAGATAGATTTATAGATAAAATTGCACAAGGGTTCAGGGCAAGAAGTGGTAAGACTCAAGAGTTTTTTGATATTGAAAGAACTAATATTGGTGAAAGATCTGCTGATGCTGTAAAAGCAAAAAATATATCTAGAGAATTAGATATAGCTATTGATAAAATATTTCCACCGTTTAGAAACATAGCTAACAGAACCAGTCAAAAACAAAGAGATGCA